TTCCCAGTTTACAGCCTCTTGCTCACTTTGAAAGATATTTCCATCTTCAGTTTGCCACACTTGCTTAGGCATCTTCGTTCTCCAATTCATACATTTTATCTAGCATCTTGTACAGTTGATCCACTTCACTTTGCATCATACGATTCTCTTCTTCGTTGGCATCCATCTCATCACAGAGAACGTCGATACGAGATTTGATTTCATCTTTAGTCATTCCATATCCTTTAGAGTGTCGTACAGTTCCATAATTTCGTCGTCAATATCGTACTTCTCATTGTTTAAGCGTTCCATCTCATCTTGAAGCCACTCAATGCGCTCATAAATTTCTTCCTTAGTCATACATCCTCCTCAACTAAAACGTCATTGTACACTGTTTTCTCAGGATTTACAAGCATCCTATCAATCTCTCCGATAAGATTGTTGACAGCACGTAGACTTTTTACAACAGCCTTTGCATCTTGTGTCGCATGTCCGTGCTTAAAAAGCCAATCCATCAGCTTGAATGCCTTGGCGCGATACCAATTGTAGCGTCCATCCTTTTTGTAGAGCAAGCCTTTTGGGAAATCATCTGGCAAGCTCACGAAGTAAGGAAAGCGAATGTGCACATCCTTCCTCTTCAATGTGATTGCCTCTACAACAGCAGCAGCAAGAATCTTATAATCCTCGTCAGAAGCTTCCCTTGTTGTGGCACGAAGCTGGTTAGAGGGTTTTACACGCTTAACCATTGACTTCCGGAGGCTCTTTGCCAAACTTCTTAGTGTACTCGTAGTTCAGCCCGAAGTCATCGTTAGGGTCTACGTCATACGTCTCGATACAGTATTGCCTGAAGAATGCTAAATACTGCACCCAGTCAGTGTATTCCTTCACGTCTTTTAGAAGCTCTGCCATAGTGATTTCAAGTTTCATTATTCCTCCTCTGTGAAAAAGCGATAAGGTATAACTTGCCAACCACTCCCGTTCCAAGCGTAATCCTTATTCGTAAAATTGTTGTGCATACCTGCTCCGTACGTTCGTGACGTATTCGTAGTCGAGGGCTTCTTGTTCTGCGTCGTCGAAGCCCTCTTGCCAGTCGTCTCCTGCACTGTCGCAATCTCCATTAGTGTGCGGGTTGTTCGTGATGCCGAGGGCGTACGCTGCCCTACCCTCGTAGTAGAATCTGCTACCATTTTTACTGCGCATTGCTGTGTTGTCCTATGGGTTAATAAGATTTTTCTTGCGTAAATATGAGATAGTTTTTTCTTTCACTAGGTCTTCTCGTGGTTCTGTCTTGTTGGGCCTATCTCCGTATAAAATCTCGCTAGCGTCGTCGTAACTCTTGGCAGCATCTTCTTCCGTGGTGTAGTATATTCTGCAACGAACTCCATCCTTTACAATGGCTACGATAAACCTAGAGTCCCTCTCGTTCCAATGTACTCCGTAAGACACACAGTTTCCTCTGTACTTTCGTCTATTATGTCCTTGTACAGTCATAGTCACCCATTCACAGTTCTCCGGGCAGTAGTTTCCGTCTACATCTTTTCTCTCTAATGTCAAAGATTCGTCATAAGACTCATACATATCATCCATAAAATTCTGAAAAGACAACCAACTGTCACAGACTCTTATCCCCCTACCGCCATAATTCTTATTCCTAGTGTCCCTGCACCGGCCAACCATGTTCTCCCACGCTAGGTAGAACTTTGTACCAGTCATACCGTGTTTATACAGTGGGCTATATATGCACTTACCACAAGATTTAGTGTGACCTGTTTTTAATTTGGCAAGTGTTACTGGTTTCCTCACTCCGCATTTACACTGACACATAACCTTACGCTCACCTCGCTCACTCGGGATATCGTGAACAACCGTAAGACTATTAAAAACAACCCCATCGAAATTTTCTCTTGGCTTCATAGCATTCCTATACAATGTTAACCCAGTCATTATACAGGAATGCTCGGCATTTGTCAAATCAGTGAATTTCACCACCGTTGTAACCGAACGCAACGTCACACTTGATCTCTACGTTAAGTTTAAGCGTCTCATTAACCTTCTTAAGAGCATCCCTCAACAATGTTTCTGTTTCTTCCTCTTTACCTTCGTCTAGCTCAAGAGCTTGGTCGTCATGCTGCTGGGCTAACAAACACCACTCAACATTACGCTTCTTAGACAACTGATGACAATGATAGAGCCAGATATCAAAGACGTATGCTGCCGTTCCTTGCACAAGTGTTGAGAACCTGTCCTTCTCATTCCGAAGTGAATACCAAAACTTGTTTACAGGGTTTATTTGGAACTCACCAAAGTCGGTCTTCTTCGTAACCATCATACTAGAAATCTTCTCAATTGACCAGTTAAGTTTCTTATAACCAGCATGAAGTTTCTTGGCAACGGACTCAGAAACTTTACAAGACCTAGCGACAGTCTTTACACCAGCACCGTATTGAAGACTGTATCCTGCGGCCTTTCCAACAGCACGAATCTTATCAAGCTCTGCAAATTTTCTGTCGCCAGCATCTGTGTGCTCCTCCTTGTCAAGCTTCTTATACATCTTGTACCATTCTGCATCTGCCTCAGACATCAGACCAGCGCTTGTAGCCATAAGCAAGTGTGGATCGAACCCCGGAGCAAGCTGTGTCTTTACGTACTCTGGGTCAAGACGCCACTGATAATGGTTCTTAATGAAATTTTCCACCCCGCTGAGGTCTGAACCACACAGCTTTCTTCCGGGCCTTGCAATCAGTAAACTCCGTAACTCTTTACCGTAAGCCACACGTGTAGACGGTGTATTGCAGTATTCCTTGTGCTGCTTGCGCAGAGTATTGGTAAAACCTTGTGCCCGTGCTGTAATCTCACCTCGGAAGGCATCGCGGAGCCAACCATTCACAACTGACAACCTGTGATTTAAGATACCAAGGCCCGCTAGGTACTCAATGTCGGCGCATTTTGGTATCAGGTCTTTCACACTCTGGCAAATCTCACCCCCTTTAAGGTTGATCTGGGGGATCTGCCGTGTGTTCCCGTCATCATCTCTGACGAACTTGAAAGTTTCTGGAGCCCAGTCTAGAGAGTCGAGCCATGCTTTAATCTGAGTGTGTGACCCCGGATTTCCTTCTTTCCACTCGGTGACAACCTTGATATCTTCTATGTGCTCAAACGGAAGCCCCAATGACTCTGTGAGTTCCTTCCACTTCTCTCCTTGTGAAGACAACGATCCATCGCGTTTGAAGGGCTTTGCTGGTCGTTTACGTGTCGCATACACGGCCACCTTTGGCATAGCCTGTCGAAGTGCCTCAGTTTTAACTTCAATAGCTGCCTCAAGTTCTGCACGCAACTTCTCTGCATTAGGTACATCAAGCTTCCACTTGTGGTCCTGTTGCATACGTAGACATTGCATCTTCCACATCAAATAAGAAATAAGACGGTCGTAACTCCCTTGCTGCTTCCCGTACAGAGTCTCAAGACGCCCAACTTGTTTTAGCCACAACTTACGTTGAATCTTGCAGTCCTCAATGACACGATTGTTGTACTCCTCTTGCGTCTGCTCCTCCCAATTCTCAATCTTGGGTTTCTGCACACCAAACTCTTCACCATACTCAGCAAGGCCGTGGCGCAGCCTCGAAGGCTCCAGATACCACGATAACGCAAGACTGTCGATCCACTTTGTCTTACTAACGTCATACCCAAGGAACTCCATAGCAGGCATGTCGTATGTGTAGCAGTTGTGTGTGATGAAAGTGTGCCCCTCATCTAACCAAGCTTGAATCTCTTTTCTCTGATGGCCTTCAAAAAGTTTAATCTCGCCTGTCGCAACGTCAATAGAGCAAAAGTTGTGGAGACGTGGGTTTTCTTGCTCAGCCATCTGCTCTAGCAGGCCCGTCGTCTCGCAGTCACTAGCATAAATCCCCACACAACCTCCTCAATCAATCACAATAACTTTAGCCAGTGCCTCAAACAACTTCTCAGCCGCGTATTCGTTCGCCGTATCACGATCACTCACATTGTAATAATCCTCTTTCACAAGCATTTGCTTACCATTGAAAGAAAACTCATATGTATATTGATAATCCCCGTCGTGCTCACAACCCATGTAACGCAAGCCCATTGCCTGAGCAACATCCCATGCGCTAATATTAACGTTTGCCATCAGAAATCCTCAAAATCCGCAATAAACTTATCCACAACAGTAGGTTCAACAAACCCTTCCTCCGCAGCAATCCGTGCCTGCTCAAGCCAGAATGTATCCTCTTCAGCGTTCCACGATTCCATAGCTTGCTGAAATTTAAGTTCCTTTTTCAAAGCCACTTGGACAGATTCAATAGCTTTGATACGGCGATAAAACTTGTTGATGTATGGCGAAAAGATCGCTGCTTGCCCTCGATTAGCTTCACCTTCTTCAGTATGTTGATGGGACTTATCAAAATCAAGCTGATCATCTGCAATCATCATTTGCTTGAAACACTCATCAGCCCGCTCATTATACATCTTACGGCTCTTGCGAAGATTGTTGTATTCTTCATAAAGCCCGGTAAGAACTTGCGCATTCAGCCCGATTTGGGTTTGGATAAAACTTGCTTTCATTCTACAACCTCCTTACGTCCATTAGTCAAAGTAATTTCCCTATCTTCTTTCGGAAGATATTCCTTCCACGTTTTAGTCCAAGGACCACGGAATGACAACACCCATGTGCGCTTTGCCATGCCGTACACTTTGTGCATTCTATCTCGTGCCGTGTAGATAGGTTTGATAGAAGGTTTAATTCTGTTTTGTGTAAAGCCAAAAATGTTGTCAGCCTTTACCCGTTCAACAAGAAGACCCTTCAACACCCACGACACAGCATTGAATGCATGTGAATGATATGCCTCCCGGCTACCTTCATCAAAGCGCAACAGAACGATTGAACCAAAACGTTTAGATTCAAACAACCAGTATCCTGTGACATTGGATTCTTGTCCACCATCTTTACCTTTGAAGAATAATTTCATTTGCACTCCACTTCTCGCAGCCAATACCAAGCGTATTCTCCATCTTGCCTACCACCACCTTCTAGAACATAATCAGCATATTCCTCGTTTTCATTTACCACCTTCATAATCTGCTCACGAGTTGGTTTGTTCATGAATACTTCCTCAAAGTATTCTCCGTGTTGGTCGTAGTCGTTGTACTCGGAAGTAAGAATCCAGACTTTCATTCCCCCCACTCCTCACGTTCCAATTGCATGTACATGTCTGCCACTTGATCCCAAGTGAATCCACCATCCATAAGACCAATATTTAGCACTGCAAGTGCTTCCTGCACACTGAAACCCATTGCCCAATATTCCCGTACAAGTTCTTTTGTCTCAAAAGCCATCACACACTTCCCTTCTCAAACACATATTTGTAAGCATCTTCCCACGTACTGAAGAATTCATAGTCAGGAAACTTAGCCTTGATCTTCTGAACATATTTGTGCTCGTCACTGTACAGATTGTTAGTCTGCACAACAATCTTGTGCTTCTCACACTTTTTAAAATCGCTGTCTAGCGTAATTTTACCATGTTTGTACCAAGCTTTGCAAATGCTAAATGGAAACTGTGGCACAACTGCGTCTTGTGTCTTGGCATTCATGAACATAAGCTGCACGCTTACACCATCTACAGTGCACTCATAAACACATTTAAGAGCAGGATTCAGCTTGTACCACTCTGGCAGACTCTCTGCATGGCGTACGCCGTCAAGCTTAATACCTACATGTTTAAGCATCTCTTCAACAATCGTAAGCTGGTCAACACTTGTATGAAAGAAGATGTCAATATCCGTAGCAGGCTTACCGAAATGCCAATCACGAGGTGCACCACCGGCGCAGATTGCAAACGGATCAATCGGGAAAAGCTTGTCAAGAATTTTATCTGCGACAGCTTTTTGCTTTGCGATGAGTGCTTGAGTACCGTCCGACGATAGAGGTGTGTACGTTGTCTCAGGCTGCTTGTAATAGTCTTTAGCCATAACAAACTTATCATCCGATAAAACATACTCTGTGTTCGGATGTCTCTTGAAATACCCCATATCGTCCGTCTTCATAATGATACCTGTATTGTACGTGAAGAGTGCTTTGGCATCGTTGTAGACCGAAGCGTCTCCTCCGAACACATATCCCTGTTGCAGCAACGTGTTCACAATGTGTGTGCGACTACCGAACGAACCTTCTACGTTGATCTTCATGTTCTTCAAATAATGTGCCATATTCCCTCCTTAGAAATGTACTGCAATCTTACACAAGATAGTGTATGATGTCAACTGGTTTGCTTGTCCGCTACAAGCTTGTTTACAGTTTGCACAACATCATCATACAAGGTTAAATGAGTAGCCTCCCTGATGAATCCTTCAACCTCTTGAGGATTTGCAGGAAAACGCTTCCTTAACCCTCTTTCCACGTCTAACGCTGTTTGACCATCACAACAGAAAACGTTTTGCCTAACTATCGTAAAATTGGCTTTACTTAAATTACGTCGATGCTGGAGTATTCTGCTTTCTACAGCATTTGAAATACCATATCCTACAAAACCACCACTATTGCCTTTTACCTCTAGTACGTACACTGCGGCGTCTTTTGAAGTCTTGTACCCATAATCTGCGCAGTTAGGGCATCTGTTACCTTTGCAAAGTAAATTTCTTACATTGCACACCCACTCATTGTGTAATGGACAATGTAATTTAAGGAATTTCTTATCTATGATGTCAAGCAGTCTATAGGGCAACTCATTTTTAGATAAGAACTTTCTTACTTTATATGCAGTCTGTTCTGGTGTTGCAACATACGTCTCTGAGCATCGGCAAGCTTTGGAGCCGTGCTTAAAAGACGCTACGCTCTGTGTGAAAATTCCGCTACACACTCCCGCCACTACAAATTCATCTTGCGAGCAGACGGAGCAAATAACCCTACAATAAGTGTTACGATCAGGCCCCCATCCACCTGAAAGCATAATCTCTGACCCCGCAGGGTACGGACTTTGCGTCTTAAGGGAAGACAACAGGCTGGCATCACCTTCATTGTATATCTTCTTTCTAGAGCATGCCGGACAGCAGAACCTGCCCTGTATAACGTTTTCACAAGTCGCAGTGTTCCAACAAAAATTGCAGTCTCTGCACATCAGTCTGACACGCATCGCACGGCTTTTAAAATCCTCGGCCGCACCTATAAAAGTGTATCCGTCACTCTCAACAGCACGTTTCACTTTCAAGAGCACTTGGTCAGAAGTGAGTCTAGTAGATTTTGAGCAGCCGCAGGACATGCTCCCTCTTAATATCATGGAGCTAGGTACTACAAAGACACCATCCCCGAACATTTCTGAATCTTTCGCACACACCGAGCATTTTACATTATAAAATCTCTCTGTTCTTCCTTCCTTATAGCCCCATAATGATAAAACCTGCAACCTGTTATCCTCGCCGTATGTCACTCCTATGTACTTTATGTCTACGTTTTCTGTCACATGGCCTCCAAACGAGCTTGAAGTCTGCGACGCTTAACAATCTTACGAGCCTCGTCAATCTTTTCAACCATGTCTAGTGCATTTTTGTTCGTGTAGTATGCTCGCATGGTTGAAATAACAGAAGGTTTTGTTGAATCTACGTGCTCTGCGAGTTCTTCTAAAGTACAAGATTGGTAATCAAAATGTTTTTGCATATAATTCCTCTCGTTTAAAGTGGAATTATAACATCTAACTACAATCTTGTCAAATCTTAGAACTCTGCCACATCGTTCTCTACAAGTTCAACTTCCCATGTCTCTGGATTAAGTCGGAATTCGTCGCACACACCCAGAACCCCATAAGGGCGATTCTTAAGAACAGTAAGACGTGCATTACCACGACTGCGATCTGGCATGACCTGACCTTCAAGGCCCAGAATAATCCAACTAAGCGCTTCTAGAGCAGAGCTACCTCGCATATGACTCTTATCGACCTTAACCCAGTACGGCTTCTCGTCAGCATCCTTAGGTGGCTTGTTGTCAGCAAAACCTCCTCTATTGATGTGGCTAATAGCTATGATTGTGACCGGGTTACTTGCGCAGAATGCAGCGAGCATTGTCATTGCGCGGTCAATCTCTTTCCGTTCGTCCGCTTCCCCATCACCCCCGCTAGTAATAAGCGTCAAGTGGTCAATGATGATGCGATCACACTTACTTACAAGGTGCATATGCTTGATCTTCGGCATAAGCTCGTCAATATTCATATGTCCAAAGTGCGACAGAAACACTGCCTTGTCATCATTTACGATGTAATCGTAAGCTGCACGAATTTCCTCTTCAGATGCGCACGCCAGCGGGTCTTCCTTGAACTTGTTGAAATTAACTTTCAGATGGTGAGCAACCATGCGCTGAAGCGTCTCCTTCTGCGTTTCTTCAAGGAAGATGAGGCCAACTCGTTCACCAGCTTTGATGAAGTCTGCGGCGAAACTTGCTGTAACAGTCGATTTGCCCACACCAACTCCCGATGTCAGCAGGACAAGTTCTGATTTGCGAAAACCTCGAATCTTATCCATCAGCTTCGGGAAGCTCGGGCACATAAGGCCCACTTCTCGTTTAGCAATCAGGTCTTCAAACGTAACATCAGAAGCATAGCTGATCTTCTCCGTAACAAAACGCTTCGTGCCGAACTGAAGCAACTTCGCAAGATCGTTAGAACGTCCTGCCTGAAGATAGTCACTACAATCTTTAAACCCGTTCTCAAAAGGTACGGTATAAATGTTGTCACCGATAAAGGCAGCAGCCACGGCTTCAGTAGCCTCTTTGCCCTTCATAACCTTCTTAGCTTTTTCAGCAGGCGTGGCCTCATCATTGTCAAACGCAAGCGTGATGCGTTCGTGGCCGAGAATAAAACCTTCATTATGGAGCATTGCTTCTGTAGCATTTGCAGTTCCCATAGAAATGCTAACAACAAACGGCTCCATGCCGTCATACTTAGTACCTTTAACTTGGTCTTTGAGCGCCTGAAAAGCTGCCAAACAATCGTGCTCCCCTTCCGTCACAACAATGTTGGATTTTTTACGCTGAATACTCTCAGCGACATTTTGCCCAAACAATTTATTGTTGCTAATAGTGAGAGAGCCGACTACAGACCAATGCCCTTTTTCGCTCTTGTGCTTCGTAACATCTTGCTTCTTATATGCAGTAAGACGGCCTTTTTGATCGTAGTATGGGAAGTAAATTGCTTCTACAGTCTTGCCGTCAGACTGTGACAATGCAACTTTTACACCGTATTTGGCACATGTTTCTTTCCTGATTCCGCGCTCAGGAATATCCGCAAAAGGTAGGTCTTCTACGTCCTTTAAAGTTTCTTTAGGTTCCCACCCTTTTTCGTTGCTCATTTTCCGCTCCTTAAATTCATAACCCATCAACCCTCCTAAGCTGCCGAATACAAATCACTAATCTTTGCCACAAGGGCATCATACTGCTTACGCAATTCTAGTTTCTCTTGTAGCAGTTCATCGTAGTCATCCGAGTGCACGAAAGTGCCCCAAGAGCCAACTCGTTCCATTCCATCTGGCGACCATTCATAATGTTGTGTCATCACTCCTCCCAAATCTCGGCATCAATTCCTGCCGTCTTGAGTAAGTCGTACAACTCTTGTGCTGTACCTTTCGCGTCTCCGTCAGCACCGAAATAGAAACTCTTAACATACTCATTCCCGATGACACATACAGTGACGACATCTTCACCATTATCATCTTGTGTAAAAATCTTATACTCCCGCTTCTGCATACCTATCTCCCACACTGAGCCAATTGTCCTTCTCAACCATCACGACAAACATATCCTTGTACGTGATGACGAACATACCCTTAAGCTTATCAAGCTCCTTGGCTTCCTTGTCGCCCATGTAGAGGTATTTTGGCATTCGACCTGTTTCTGCTACATAGGCTATCCATTGTTGCTCGATCTTGTCAATTATGCTCATTCAATCTCCAACAAAATGTTTGGCGTGTTTTGATCTTCAGGAATAGCGTATGCGATGCACTTTAGCTTGTTCATGAAATCTGTGTCAGGGTGCTCATCATAGATGTGCTCAAGCCTATCCCTCAACCACAACAAAAATGAGCGATCTGGCATATCACCCCCTATTTGCCAAGAAGCTTGCAAGCCGAGTCATCAGCTTGTGCTCCGGGGAGTAATCTCCATCTTTTCGTCGCGCAATGGTGTTAGGTAAAACATCCAGCAAGTCATGCACATCATTGATTTCAGCCTGATATTCTTGTTGATTTTTATAGTAATGATTTTGCATGTCATTTGCCTGCTTGAGTTTAGATGCCAGATCAATTGCTTGTTTATCAAGCTCTGCAATTTGACGCTTCAGTGATGCAACACTTTCTTTCTTGACAGCCATAAATCCTCCTTAATTAATGTGGGTTTCAAATTCTTCCGCAAACGCTCTAATTTCCTGCCAAAGTGCACTTGGGTCAAACGCATCAGAACCGTCTTCAGCTTCGTAGTAATAGTTCTCACTCTGTAGCCGTAAGTATAAAATTAGGTCTTCAAAGGTTTGTTTCATTTCACAGCCTCCGGGAAGAAACTGCGGTAGCTCCACTTACGCAAATTCCAAATATCTCTATCATAGGCCCTATTGATATCTATCGGATATTTCCTCCAGTTTTTAGATTGATACACCTCATCAATACGTGCATTTACATGCCAACTTACCAAGGCGAGCCTCATTAGTGCAACAGTAGAACATACAACCACAAGTATCATAAGACAAAGAACAATCATACAGCCTCCAATTCGTCACAATGCATTAGTTGCCACCAACCTTCTTGATCAACATACCAAGCGTACTCAGTTGATCCGTACGACCAAGCAAGCTTCACAAGAGTGTTTACAGCATATTCGTGTTCGTCATTTTCAACGATTACGCGGTGGGTAGGTGTGAACATTACTTATTCACTCGCACGTCAGTTACTTCATACGGAGTGTCTTGTGCAAGCGGATTAACAAAAGCAGACTGGCAGTATTTAACTGTCACTTCACCACCATTGAAAATCGCATCGTTAAGCTTTTTTGCAACTTCTGGCTTCAGTACAGAGAACTTCCAAATGTTAGTGACGCCCGCACCTTGACCTTTAGCTTTAACTCGTACACCTTCCTGAACCATCTCACCTTCCCACGACTTATTGATAAGCCCTTTACTGGAAAATTTTTGGACAGTGCCAGAGCGAACACCTTCCGAGTAGCAGTCGGCTTTTGCAGAGAATGCTGCACACATCATTACGATTGTGAAAATAAATTTCTTCACGGTGTCTCCTTAATTCTGAATACCAAATAAAGGCTGCTTCTTGCTCACCTGAGTGTCCGTTTGATTCATCGTTTCGTAATACCAAACGTTTCCTTTAGAATCCTTTGTGACAAAACGGTATGGGCTCACCTCATACACCTCTTGCGTGCCCGCTTCTCGCACAACGCTATCACGACAAAGCTTGTGATCATAGCCTGAGCAACCTGCTAGTGCAAATGTTGCTGAGATGAAACAAATAATCTTTTTCATGATGTCTCCTTAATTAAAGCTGCTTCCAACGTTTGCGAATCACTTGGGCCATCTCTTCAAACGTGTTACCGGCGATGTCGTTCATATTTACCAAATGAGAATTGTATGTAATGTAACCATCGTTGCTATTCATCCCTGCCCACTCCACAACTTCATTAGGTAGAAGACTACCATAGCCCATATAGCGCGACTTCACTTTCTCTTTGGCCGCAATTTCAGGATGTGCTTGTGCGTGCAGATTACAGAGGACTCCAAGCACACAAAACTTATCACCTCTGCGGAGTGCTCCCTTGGTTTGTTCGTACTCACCACTCTCTAGCGCTTTAGTCCAAGCGCGTGCGATGCTGCGTTTCATATTCCCTCCTTGTGAATTTGAAGGGGCCTTTCGGCCCCCTTGCTACAAATTATGCGAGGCCGTTGCCTTCGCTCTTAGCCTTCTTCCGACGAGCCAGCTTCGACACACCGACAAGGCTCACCAGACCAAAGCCCAGACCAGCCATTGCGAGCGAGTCGCTATCATCTTCCTTCTTAGCATATTGCGGAGCCGAGACAGGCACACCGCAGCAATCACTCAGCGTAGGAGCAGGTCGACGGCCATCTTTTGCATCAGATGCCAGTGCAGGAGCAGAGACATCGTCTGCTACAGCCGAAGCCGATACAGCAATTTGTGCGAATGCCGACGTAGCAGCGAACGACAGGATGATGGCGGAGATAGTTTTCTTCATGTTATTTCCTTTATTTGTGTTGTGAATTTTGTGCTCCTTTGTAGAGCACGAGAGGCAGTATGCCTGAGATTTGCTGCGCTGTCAAGCAACTTTGAACACAGAGTTCACTTGTTCTGCAATCAGGCGTGCAAGCTGCACGTGCTCAAGCTGGGTAACACCTTCTTCCATACGCACTTCAAGATAATGAATCCAGCTTCGGATCGTGCCATTGACATACAGACGGCTCATAGTCAGACCTTCCGGCAGAATAACACGAGCGACCTCCTTAGCAATGCCACGATCCAGTGCACGCCTGTACGTGTCCTGCACGATTG